GGTAAACTACCTACCGCTACTCAAGTAAAATATTATAGTAAGTGTAAAGAATTATTTTCTGAAATTCCTTTGCAAAAAGCATACAGTCTTTTTTTGAAACGATTAAAAAAACGTAATACTGTTACAAATAAAAATTCGTTTAAAAAAGTACCTTATGAAATAAAATCACTTGCATATTTTTCTCAATACAAAGATATAGATTACTCTAATCTTGAACACTTTTTATCATCTAATATAGGAGGTTAAAGCCATGTATTTTCCTTACTTAAGAGGCAGACAATATGAATTACTCGCATTAAGAGAATTAATCGAAAATGACAGATTAAGTGATAATATTATACCCATAATTGAACCTGTCAAGATAACCTCAACTTTATTAAGTACTATCAAAACATTTATTAATAATAATAAAAAAATGATTATTATCAGAAATCCAAAAGTTGGTAATTTTATTGCTGACAGTCATACTTCAAAAAATAAAGGTATATTTGAAAGTATACAACAAGTCCTCTGTGACAGCAATATATATTCTGGTATAATAATTGATGATAATAGTAAAGAAAACGTGAATCTCTTATTAAGTCAAAGAATTCCGTATAGTCAAATGGTTGCACTATGTTTAAAGGGTAACTCTATAGATAACTGGAAATCTGTTTTCATCAATAATTCGCCTATATACAATATCATTCCGTATTCTCCATCATTTAGACATATTAGTAAAGGTCGAGTAATGTTGGACGATAAGTTTGATAAGTTAGCACGAAATAGCGATTACTCAAGTTGTGCTGATGATTTTTTTTCCGATGACCATATTTTCTATAAAGGTGAAGGATACAAAGGTTTTTCCGACTACTCAATAGTTGGTAAAAAATACTCTGACTCTGGTTTTGCACCTTATGCTGTTGCAATTCATATTGTTTATCCCGCATCTATCTCAGATGAAACATTAAGAATTCATCATTTCGTATCTGATAGTAATTTTGGTATTGAAGACCCTGCAAATAAATTTTATGAAGCGTTAACAAAATTAGTTATTTGGAATAAAACGAAAAAACTCGATACTTTGGCAATAAAAGAGTTTGAAAGAATGTACGATAGTGAAACATATCCAGGACTTGGAGTTATAAAAAAACTTTCTATTATGCACCACCTTGAGTGGATGGGGAATTATTTGGATGGGGTGTCAAAATGATTTTCTGTGACGAATGTTTCAAGGATGAACAAATTAAATCTATAATTGTAGGTGCAACTCTGAATGATCATCGTTCAAAAGGTAACTGTCCTATATGCGGTAAAAAAAATGTGTTTTTATATGACACCGAGAAAGACAGTAGTTTAGATGGATTTTTTGATGAATTAATTAACATTTATACTCCAAAAGATTTGTTACCTCCTGATTATCCGATTAGTGATGTTCATATGATTGCAGACGAACTTAAGAACGAATGGAATATCTTCTCAGATGATATTAAATCAAGTGATATTTACGATATCATCAAATCCTTATCAACCAGACTTTATTCTGAAGCTAATAATTATTTTAGTAGCCCTGTTGGAGTGCCTGAAAAATATGACAAGGAATATTTAAAAATACACTCTATACTTGTGGGACATAGTTGGGATGAATTTGTTGAAAGCATAAAACACGAGAATAGATTTCACACGCAACTTATAAATACCGATAAACTTGAAACTTATTTATCATATCTCAGGAAAGACTATGAGAAAGGTATCGTTATGTATAGGGGTCGCCTGTGCTATGGTGATAATCAATATAAGCCAAAAGAAATGGGTGCTCCTCCAATTGAATTTGCAAAAGAAGGACGAGCAAATTCGACAGGAATAAGTCGATTGTATCTTGCAGATAGTGAAAAAACTTGTGTTCACGAAATACGTTCTGGTGCATTTGATAGCATATGTATCGGAAAATTTTGTTTGATAAAAGACATTTCTGTAATTGATTTTAAACAAATAAACAAATTTAGTCCTTTTAACGGAGATTTTGACTTTCTTGAATATCTAATAAATAAACCAATACTGCACAAAATTGACGGAGAAATGGGACGTGCTTTAAGAGCAGGCGATAATCATCTTGATTATATACCTACACAATATTTATGCGACTTTATTAAAACTCTTACTTATAAATCAGATGAAAAATATAGTGGTGTAGAATATTCAAGTACACTAAATCCAGGCGGAAATAATCTTGCAATATTCTATCCTGATTTATTTAAATGCACTAATGTAAAAAAATATACAGTAAATTCACTTAAATACGATTTTTCGTAACTATACGGGAGCTGTATCATTTCAATAACAACAAAGAGGTTAAGCAATTTTTTCTAACGCTTAACCTCTTTTTTTAATTTGTTGATTACAGAGCATTCCCATACCATAACTACCCTCTGTATTTTGTTCTCAATTAACATTATACTTCACCCCCTACAAGTATTTCTCATTTTACCCTACTGATTTAAAAGCCTCTTCAGCTGTAGCATAAACATTTTCTGGTGCTATGTAAAACCATCTTTTATGAGTACATTCTTTGGTTGACTCGTTATATTCAGGTGTAAGCTCTACATCGAATTGAGAATCAAAAGAACCAAATAAACCTACACTACATCTTAATACATCAGAAGTGTCTTTATCAATACAGTAAACACTTCTATGTTCAAGTCTTGCTTTTTTAATATCTCTGATTTTCATTAGAATTCCTCCTTTAAGTCCTGTATAATCTTTCTTCTCAGGGTTGAAGTCATTGCTATACCTATCAGGTGAGATTCTACTGTTGTTAAAGAAATTTCTTCATCCTCGATTGCTTTTGATAATACCCTTATGTATTTATTATAGTCAGGGTGCTTTACCGCTTCCTCAGCTGATAGGTGAAAAATATTCTTTAAACTCTCATCACCTACAAAACTACATATTGTCATCTTAATACTCCTTTCTATTTTAAATATGATTACTTTTCTATTAAAAAGTGTACCACATATAAATCACAACCAGTAAAATTAAGTTATACTTCAGTAAATTTTACAAATTACTGAAATACATAAATAGCAATAAACATTAACACCATAGCTACTAAGGAAGAAATAATTACCAAGATACCTAAAAAGCTATTCCTACCATAAGTTATACTATATAAATGATTCTCATATGTCGCTACCAAAGCTACAATAAAAAACATTACAAGGAAAATATATAAAATTATCATAAGTACAACCACACCTTTCCTTTTATTTTATTATATTATACCATATATTATAATTAAATTGAATACTTTCTTTAGTATAATATTTATTTTTAGCATAGAAAAAGAGGGTTCTTTATGAACCCTCTCTTCCTAATAATTATTTTAAGGATTTATACTTGCTGTCGAATTAATACCAACACACTTAGTTGATAGGAACTTTCTTATCCCAGTGATCATTTTCAGATACTTCCTCGTCATAAGCTGGGGTGATTGTCTCAGTCCAAGCCTTTGAAACAACTTCTGTATAGGCTTCTTTCCAATAACCATCTTCTACTGTTTTTGTGCCTACCTGAATCTGTCGTTCTTCAGCGTGATAAGCACCTGCACCATTTGTTTTTAATTCCCAAGTAAGATGCTGTTTTTCCTGATCAGCATTTAACAACTCTTTACCACAGTTATTGCAAATATTTATCCATCTTGTTTCATATACTGGTTCCTCGTGAGTACCAGTTACAATCCACTCTCTGTCATGCTTTTTTGTCACTGCAGGGTGATATTTTGTCACAGCATCGTGATGCTTATAATACTTATATTTCTTAGCTGCTGTTGTTTCAGTCTTTGATGACTCACTCGGCTTAGACGCTGGCTTCTGGTTATTACTTGAAGAGTTGCTCGGCTTAGACGCTGGCTTCTTGTCGTTATCAGATGTATTTGTCTTTGAAGTGTTGTCTTTCTTTGATGATGTATTTTCTTTCTTTTCGGTGTTACCCTTATTGCTGTTATTGTTAGATACCGTTGTTTTTACATCGTCAACCTTAACTGTAACTGTCTTACCGTCATCGGTTTTTACTTCTACCTTACCGTCTTTTACTTCGACTTTCTTACCATTCTTATCTGTGATGTTGCCGTCTTTGTCGACCTTGATTTCACCCTTGTCTACCAAATCTTTAACTGCCTTTGGTACTGTAGTTTTAGGTACAGTTGTTGGAACAGTTGATGTCTGTACGGTTGAAGATATTACTGACGGTTCTGTCGGTTCTTTCTCAGCGTTACAGCCTGCAAGAATGCTTATGCCGACTGCTGATATGCCTGCAAGTATTGTAGCACCGCAGACAACGGCAATTACCTTTGTTTTTACTGTCGCAGTTGCTGTTGCCTTTACGATAGATGAAACTGTTGACTTTGCACCTGTTGCAATGCCTTTTGTTGCAGAGGTTGCAAGTGTCTGTCCGTTCGGGAGCTTGATTGTAATGTTCGGTACTGCGAGGCTCTTTGCTTCTTCCTTGAAAATAGTTGTAAAGAAAGGTACAACAACAACACCGTGAAGCTTGTCACCGCTTTTGTTTTCGTAATCTTCAATTGCAGTTTTCATCTTTGCCCTTGATGAATTTAGGCGAGATTTTACTGTTCCCTCTGAAATTTCAAGTGCCTGAGCGATTTCGGCAATTGACAGCTCGTTGAAATAGAACATCAAAACAACCTGATACTGATTGAATGAAAGTGTGTCTTCTATAATCTGTAAAAGCACCTTTCTTTTTTCGGCTTTGTTTATGTACTCTTCGGGGAGCATTAACTCATCTGTTTCAGTTTCCGCAATCAGAATTTCATCGTCAATCTGATATTCCACCTTTCCTTTCAATTTATTTTTGCTTTTGTTTGTTGCTATTGCCGTGAGCCAACCGCAAAATTTTTCTTCATCTTTGAGTGTATCAAGTTTTAAGAATGCGGTGATGTAGGTTTCCTGCATTATATCTTTTGCGTTTTCTTCGTCTTTGAGCAAAGAAACGCAAGTAAACCATACTTCATTGCTTGTAAGCTCATACAGCTTATCAAATGACTTTTTGTTACCGCTTTTTGCACTTGATACAAGCTCTTTGATTGTCTTCATAATATTTCCTCCTTTATAATTTTTTTGCGTTTCTATATATTAGACAGTTGAAATACTCAAAAGGTTCATTTTTTCGAGAGATTTTTTGAAAATTTTTAAAAAATCAATTTTTACTGCTCAAATCATAAATTGAACCGTTATCAAGAAATATCATTTTATTCGGTATGGGATTTTCTGAATTGTTTCTGTTCCAAAATTTATAATTTTGATAATCTTTTTCTCTCATATCAGTAGGATAAGTACCTGCAGTGTAAAGAGTTAATTCATCTGTTGTGTCAAAATCATTATCACAGTGCTCTATTGTCCAAGTTTTACCGCTTATATTCCTTGTTTCAGGCTCATCATCAATAACAGTATCACTGCAATTAAAGGTATACTTATTATCACTTATCTTTTTAAGATTTGTAATAACACCACTGCATACAGACTCATAATATTTATCTGCCGAAAAGCCTTTGACTTCACATTTAAATGTACCGTCATCAGCTATTTCAACCGTACTGCTAACCATACCGTTTTTAATAACCCTGTAAAATCCTGCTATCGGACTGTAATCTGCGTTGTTTTGGGAGTCGCTGTCATACTTAGCTAAAAAAGACATTGCTTCTGAATATGACATACCTTTGCATTTCTCAGGGCTGTAATAATTGCCGTAATCACTATCCAGATAATCACTGTATAACAGCAAAGAACCCATATTATCAAGAATATCGTATTTATACTTATCACATTTATCGTAACCGACTTCTTCATCAAACAGGTTGCCTGAATTGCTTAAATTAGGAATTTCACTTTTAAGCTGATCCATAGTAAGCTTAAAATCAACCTCATTTTCTTCACAATTATCTGTTGTAAATTTGAAAATTTTACAATCATTATTTGTCAATCTTCGTTGTGTAAACAAGTATAAGTCTTTACCGTCAGATGATTTAAATAAAATGTACGGGTCATATGTATGTTGAAGTGATGTTTGTAACTGGTATTCGTCCTTATCTTTAAAAGAAATCTTTTTACACTCTCCGTCAGAATAAGTATATATATTTAGCGTTACATATGTGTAATCGTTGTATGTATCTTCAACAGACTTAACAAATATCAGTTCAGGGGTAAAATCACCCATTATGTCCTCAAAAACAATTTGCTTTGACTCATCTGTTTTGTTCTGATAATCATACGCTCTGATTTCAAAGGCATTTTGTTGAAGTATAGTTTTATATGCTTTGTATGCTTCCTTGTAATCAGTTTTTGGTGCTTGTGTAGTTTCTGCAACCGTTGGTTCTGTTTGTGCCTGTGTAGTTACTTGCTGTGTTGTAATTAGTGCGGTCGCTTGATCGGGGGTAGCCTTTGAAACTTCGTTATTTCCATTACAGCCACTTAAAGCAACACTTGTCATTGGCACTAACATTGCAATCAATAAAATTAAAGATTTTGTGGTTTTCATACCATTGCCCCTCTATTATTTGTTGTATTGAAATAAGCTGTTAAACTTTTTAAGTGCTTCATCTTTTACGGAAGCATTATTAACCATTAGTATCAATACAGTATTGTCGATTGAATAAAATTCACAATATTGGAAATAGTCCGTATCTATCAGTTCATCATCAGGATTCATATAAAATGTGTGCTTATAATAATTATCGCCTGATTCATCTGCCACTGTGTAATGCTCTTTTTCACGAAAATAATAACTATCTTCCAAATCATAAATAAAAGAGCTTACTCCTGCTTCTGCGTATTCATTTGAAGAATACGCTATGTACATAATCGTAAAGTTACCGCCGTAGGAGCTTCCTGCATTGATTATGTTACTGCCATAAACACTCTTTTGATTATTTGCCGATACACCTGTGGTTGTTTCATTTTCTTTGTTTCCTGAAACTACACCTGAAATTCTGACACCTGTTAAAGCACCTAAAGTTTCACCGCTGTCAGAAGCAATATCAGAAGTATCAGACCTTTCAAATTCATAACCGTTATCTTCGGCAAATTGAATAACTTCACGCTCATATAATTTCTTTATACTTTTAGGTTTTGCAGATTCGCTGTTATTGCTACTTTCGGGAGCTAAATTTGAACACCCAACCAAAGAGGTTATAAAGGTTGCAACCAGTGCTAAACAAATAATTTTTTTCATAAAATTCCATTTCCTCTCATCATATATTCTTGGCGACAAAGGGCTTATGTCGTAAGCTCTATATATTAGACAATTGAAATGTCAAAAAGGTTCATTTTTTGTGAGAAAAAATTAAATTTTATTAGAACTTTTTATTTTTCATAAAAAAAGGGTACATAGACAAGCTACGCACCCGAAAAACACATAGCCCTTTTGTCGCCAAACAAAAATTTCAATAGTCACCTAAAGTGTATCAAAATAAGAGCCTGTATTTTTACCGAAATAAAAATACACACTTAGATGAACTTGAAATTAAATTTTTGTTTGGCACTTTTATTTTAGCATACAATATGTGAAAATTCAATATTTTTGTAAAATAAATTTCAAAAATTATATGAATGAAACTGTAAAATTTGAAGTAATTTCAATTTTAGGGGGAACAACTTTTCAGCTGTTCCCCTTTTTTGTCAACTGTGTAATGTCGGAGTTTTGTTTTCGCTTTGATTATACTTTTCAGAACCGAACATATCACGGATTTCATCAAGCGTTAATTCTCGTTTGCTTCTCTTGCGGTACGGCTCTGTGTGGTAATACCAAGCCTGTTTTTTGTGAGCGTATCGGAATTTTAATTCTTTCAACATTTCTTTGTGTGCTTTGGTATTTCCCGATACCCAAATCCAAGTACCGCAAATTTCAACCTCAATGTCCGAAAGGCTTGTAAGTACATTGATTATATTTATAAATTCCTGTGGTGTTTCCGTTGTTTCTTTGGTGTAGGTTTCACCCTCTGAATTTGTATGTATATTTTTCAGGCGTTCCCACAAAATCTCATATTCGTTTTGCATTACCTTAAATTCTTCTGTATCACCGCCTAAATCGGGGTGAAGCTGTTTAGCTAATCTTCTGTATTCCTTTTTGAGGTCTTCTGCTGTGTTACAGTTTGTAAAGTATTTCATAATGGTTTCTCCTTTGAAAGTTAATTTCAATTAAAATTTATATTCGGTAATTCTGAATTGGTGGGCTTTTAATAAGTCCGATTTAGATATTCACGCTGTATTTTTCACTCCTTTCTGATTTTTTATATTCGTTTAAATCGTCATCGTATGGGCTTTATGAGCATTAAAAGCGTAGCGAAATTTTATAAGTCAAGAAGCAAGTTTACGATACGCCGTAGGGCAATTCTTTACTTATAAAATAAGCGGAGCAAAATGTGAAATTAAAGCCTACGGTGACGATTTGAATATAGAAAACAGTTAAGGCTTGTGAGCGTGAATATCGGCAAAAATCGGACAAAAAAATAACGCTATGGCAAAATAGCCATAGCGAACCTTATAAAATAAACCGCAGAAAATATAAAATTCCCTGCGGTTTCCTATTATCAAGTATTTTCCTTTGCTTGCATATCTTCAAGAACAGAAATTAATGTATCTATTTCCTCTTGATGTTTAGCTATATCAAACATTTTTTCATAATCTGCATATACTTCTTTGGTTTTATCATCCACCTTGTAAAACACACAAATATCCTGTTCATTATAAATATTTTTCTCTATTAATTTCTTTTTAAAATCAGAATCACTTAAATTAATAATTTCTGAAATTTCATCTACTGTATCTGTAGTTTTCCAAACTCCATAAGATTTTCCTGTGCCACACTTTAAAACATCCTCTGATACAAGCAAAATCCTTGACAATCTTTTAATTTCAGTTCTTGTCAATTTTGGAGTTTCACTTTTTCTTAAAGAAGAAATACTGCTTTGAAATTTATCTTTACCAACATAAAGCAATTGTTTTATGTTGGTATCAGATAAATTTTGTATATTAACAATAGCAGTAAATATATCACAAAATGATTTTGGTATTCTGCTAATGAAGTCATAAACAATATCCCTGTATTCGGCTTTTAATTTGTCTATTCTTTGGTAAGAGAAATCCCAAACAGCAGAACCGTCATATTTCTCAACGCAATTCAAGAAATTTTCGCATTGGCAATTTCTAAAACGGCTATCATTTGAACTTGAGTATTCGTACTTTAAAGAATTTATAGGAGTATTACAATATTCTGTCAGAATATTTTTATATTTATTATATATACTGTTGAGTTGATCTAATGAACAATTATCCCCATTATCATAATGATCTTTTAATTTTTTAATTCTCGACCATGCTGCATTAATACATTTATCCGAACAGTAACTCTCATCATCTTCTAATAAAGACTTAATTTTTCCGATTACTTCAACTGTATATTTTTGCCAGTCTTCAATAAAAAATTCTCCGTCACTTGAATCATTAAATAGTACTGCCACAGACTTAATAATTCGATGAAGATTTTCTACGCAATCAACATATTCAATATCTAACTTTTTATGTATATCCCTATTTGTTTTCTTTTCGCTAAAATTGAGTATAAAACTTAGTTGTTCATCAAAGTTTCCTTTGAAGTTGAACATCTCGGATATATTCCGAACTTCTGATTTAAAATCTTCGTCATAAGGGTTCTTATTCTTATCGTATTTTACATAATCTAAATAAAATAAGGAATAGTCACTGATAACCTGATGAGCAAAAGGACAAGACATACACTGATTAAATTTGATTTCTACATTTGTTTTCATTTTGAAAACTCCTTTTTTAAATGATTTTTTTGGATAACTTCTTTTTATTTTTTATCCGTAACTTAATATACACTATTTCTCTATTTTTTAAGTTACATTTGCAAGTGTAACTTAGTGAAATTTAAATATATGCTACTATATAGGCGTCAAAAGAAATTAATAAAGCAGTTTGGATTTTCAAAATATTACAACCATTCTACATTTTCATATATAATAGTAAAATTTGAAAATTTCACTATTATATATAGTGAAATCAATCACAGTTAATTATACCATATTAATTGCTTATTTTACATAGTTAAATGTAGAAATGCTATTACAGTATTAGTGGTAATATAAAAGCAATAAATAGGTAGCATACCGCTGAACAAATTAGAGGTGATATTCTTATGGTACGCAACAAATCTCCTAGTAAAGCTATTATTTCTTTATGCAAAAAAACAAAATAAATTATATGAAAGGTGTAGTTTTCAATGAAAAACTTAGCTAAGAAAAGAATATTCGGGCTTTTACTCTTTGATATTTTCCGTGATGACGGCAGTGCAGAAATAAACGGTCAGCTTATTAAGTGGCAGGCTGGGTATGTTATCACGGTATTGCCTTACGGTGAAAGGCGTGCTGAATCTATCCGCAAATACACGGTGGCTTCAGATATCGAACAAAAAGCATCTGAGCTTCTGTCAACAGTAAGCTGGGGTGCATTGCTTGAGCTTCGCCTTGATAACAACAAGGTTATTGAACTAAATGTTCTTTCTGACTGGTCGGCTGATATGCCTATTGATTAATTTTAATATCATTGTGGTAGAAGGTAGAAAATGTCATTTTATTCAGCTTTTTTCTGTCCCTACCGCCCGATTGGGCTTGTCCATCGGGCGGTAGAACGGTAGAAAAGTTGTAATGGCAAAAGAAGTATATCTAGGAGGTATTTTTAGATGAAAAAATATAAATTCAAACTGGATAAACGCTTAGTTGGTTATTCAGTTATTTCGGCAGTTCTTGGATTAATTGCCGTGCTGATAATTAACATAGCACAATATCAACAGGAAAATAATAACGAGGTACCTTTTCTCGCTGACTTTACTATTCTAATTTCAGCACTAGTAATTTTTGCTATAAGTATATTACCGCTAGGTACTATATGTTACATATTAGTGCGTTTCTTCGAAAATCCTGCTTATAAAACAGGGGTGAATTTGTGGGTGCAGAAAAAAGCTCAAGAAAAAGCTTTTAAAAATTCGCAGTATATCTCCTATTATTTAAAAAGCTTTTTGTATGATGTTATAAAAAGCAATGATATTATTGATATACCAGTTAATGAGGCATCAATAAATCTTAAAGGTTATGCTATGAGAAATCGTTGTGTTATATACCGTTTCGTAATCCCAATTGCAGAAGTACCTCACATTGACGAAGCTAATCTTCGGACAATTCTTCAAAATACGGTGATTGCACAACTGAATCATTATGGGATTGTTGGGTTGTCAAGTGTATATCAAGATTCAACGACAGTACAGTACTCTGTGTACATAGATAAAATCACTTACTTTGAAGATGAACATATTATTGCTATAGATGTTCTGTATGTTTGCACACAGAATGACTTATTGTACCTCCAAAACGCTGTTAAGAGAGATACAGTTAATGCAGTAAATATTGAAAGGACGGTATATGATGAAGACATTTAAAACTACGTTTAATATAGGAATAAGTCAAAAGGCACTTTCTAAAGGATTTGTAGTTCCTTTAAAAATCAATTTTAAAAGCACTCCTCATATTATTTTGGTTGCTCCATCGGGTGCAGGTAAGACATATGCACTCAAATACATATTAAGACAATTAGCTGAGGCTGATTCTCTTATTTATCTTTGTGATTTTAAAGCAATTGACTTCTCTGCGATGAGTGATTGTCCAAATTATTTTAAGCATAGTGATGTTAATAAAGGATTAGAAGTTGTTTTTGAATTAATGCAGAAGAGAATTAACGGCGATGTGGGGTGTGAGCAACCTTGCTATCTTGTGTTTGATGAATGGGCAGGTTTCTTAGCTTCGACACCAAAAAAATCACAGGAAGAGTACAAGCAACGATTAGCTTCAATCCTTATGCTTGGTCGTGGACTTGGGATATATGTAATTCTTACCTTACAAAGAGCTGACTCAAGTAACTTTTCATCAGGAGCAAGAGATAACTTTGGCGTTGCTCTTGGTCTTGGCAGGCTTTCAAAAGAATCGGCTCGTATGTTGTTTCCTGATGAAACAGATGTAATAGAAGCAAAGCCGAGGGGGAAAGGTTATTTAAGGGTTGATGGAAAGCCTTTGACAGAGATTTCAATACCAACCATTAAAGATATGTCTAAAACAGATTTAATAATCAGAAGGGCGTTATTGTCATCTGATGAAGGAGGTCATTAAAATGCCAAATGTGCGGTCTTGTGAGATAGTGTCAAGACTTCTTGATGATGAAGGGCAAGTGCTATTTGATATAGATAAATTGTCCGAAGTGTTGGAAGCTAAATCACATGTTATTAAAGATTATGCGTTTATTATTCACGATAAAGATTTATATACTACCGTGGATGAAAGCAGAAATCCTGAGCATAAAGCAGGAAGATTCAAGCCTGCTCATATCCACCTGTTGCTAAGATTTGAAAGGTCACAGCCTCAGAGTACCAAATATATAGCTAAATGGTTTAATCTTGGCGAAAACTTCGTTTCAAAAATAAACGGTACATTTGATGACGCTATTTTATACTTAGCTCATCTTAATGCACCTGACAAAGCTCAATATGATGTCAAGGATATAACCGCTAATTTCGATATTCAGGAAGCTGTAGATAATGCCAACAGCAAGGATAAATTAGGTGACATAATTGACCGTATTCTAAGTGGAGAGATAAGAGAGTACAACAAAACCACGAAGATAGATACAAGGTTGTTAGTCTATCCCGATTCGTTAAGACTCATTGAAAACGCTTTTAAGGTCAGAGCCGAATACTTGCTTAGTACTCAATCAGAGCGAAATACGACTTGTATTTATATTTGCGGACAGGCTGGTGCAGGAAAAACAACACTAGCAAAAAAGATAGCTGATACACATAATATGGACTATTTTGTGTCTTCGGGTAGCAATGATGTATTGGACGGTTACTGTCAACAGCCTTGTATAATTTTGGATGACATAAGACCGTCCGCACTCGGTCTTTCAGACCTTCTTAAACTGACTGACCCACATACACCTTGTTCTGTTAAAAGTCGGTATAAAAACAAGTATGTTAATTGTGAATTAATTATACTTACTTCTGTTTTAAAGATTGATGAGTTTTATCATAATGTATTCGAACACGAAAATGAACCTATCAATCAGTTAAAACGTCGTTGCAAATTTTATATTCGAATGGATTCTGATTTTATAAGAATAAAGCAGTGGGATAATCTTGCTATGAGATACGGAAAAGAAAAAACATATATTAATGATATTTTGCTTCCCTTCTTTGAAGATAATTCAGTTGAGCAAAACAGTACCATTGAAAAAGTTTTTCCGTTCCTTACTGGAAATGAGATTGTTTCACAAAATAAGTCTAAACAATCTAAGGAGGTAGTAAAAGCAGATACAACTCAGTCCGAAAAAGAAAAAAGATTAGATGAGGAGGATTTTTTTCATCTAATCCGTGGCAATGATATTTAGTTTATTCAAAAGAATATGAAGTGAAATATATTTCAAAACCAAAAACTATTTCCTAAAAACTAACTAATTCAAATAAATATAAAACCGAAAAACCGAGAAACCGAAATACTTAAATATTTTAACTCAATATTCTTTTTATATTTATAATTCAGAAAGGAGTTTTCACTATGTATGAAAATTTAAGTGAAAAGTGGCATAGAAGCCACAAAGTGAAAGTATGTGTATACTCTTTTTATTACAATAGCGTGGTACACAAAAGTTTGAAGTTATCAGAGAAAGCGTTAAGCCACATATTATACTTAGCCTTTTTCGGTAACGCACAGCATTGGGTAGAAGCAACTCGGTATGTGGGTGATGCCAAAGGCACTGACGATATATTATTTCCGATTGCCGAGGGTGGAGATGTCTATATTTATACCCGAAACGGAGAGCAATATGCCTTAGATTTAGAGCGCTTTTTAAGAGGTATTTATATTGCATTTGCAAATAAGATAGCTTTTCGTCAAGAATATGACTTCGATAATTTTATTATTAACCCAGTTGTTGCAGACGAGATTTTGCAATATGCCCTATTTGAAGGTATCAAGTATCCTCATTGCGAAGTGGAAGGTGATGTATATGATTGAAGAAAAGAATATGTGTGATGAAGATGATTCCGATGAAATTTTCGAATATACAGGCGGTAGCGAGCTTAGCGATTTAACTTTCATCACGACATATGATTATTATTCCAGTTGGCGTATTAAGGAAGTGTTTCGAGAAGCTGGGTATGAATTAAAGCCGGTGTTCTTGGGTTATAAGGCATTACGGTACAGACCTTGTCAAAGATATTGGATTGTAGATAAGAAGACGAATCAACGAATTGGTTCATCAAATAATGGGTACAGCTTTGAAGACCTCCGTTACTTTTTGGGTGGACTTGGTATTCCTCTTCACGGTGAAAATTACCATCCCACCAGAGATAAGGACGGCAGACGGACTTCTTGTAAGGAGTTTCTTGAGCTTGTAGAAAGCCTTACTGATGAAAACTGTTGAAATTTAGGGCAATTATGAATATAATAAATATTAGGTAATTGCTGTCGCACAAGGAGGAATTCATTTGACAGCAAGGCATAAAAGAATTACAGCTGTAATTTCACAGAAAAAAGGCAGAGATTATTATTATATAATCGTCAGCTACTACCTTTCAAACGGTAAGCGTGTTCAAAGGTGGATTAAAACAGAGTTTCCGATTAACGGAAATAATAAGCGTAAACTTGAGCAAAAAAGGATTGAAGTTCTTCAAGAGTGGCAAGACAAACTTGTACTTGATGAATCTGAAATGTTATTTTCTGATTATCTCAAGCAATGGCTTGAAGAAACCAAATATACCATTTCAAAGAATACATATTATAGTTATAAGCAAGTTATTCACAATGTGATATGTCCTTACTTTGCAGAACGCAAAATTAAAATTTGCGATTTAAAACCTTATCATATTCAGGATTTTTATACTTATAAGCTGAACAATGACAAGGTAACTGCAAACACTATACACCATTATCACGCTAATATAAGTAAGGCTTTACGCTATGCTTATAAAATGGGGCGTATAGAAAGCAATCCTGCCGACAAAGTAGATTTGCCTAAAAAGAACCGTCACGTAGCAAACTTTTACACAGTAGAGGAACTTAAAGCGTTGCTAAAAGCCGCTAAAGGTTCGCCAATTGAACCTGTTGTATTGCTTGCTTCTTGGTTTGGTTTACGCAGAGGAGAGATTATAGGTTTAAGGTGGCAGGATATTGATTTTACAAATAAAATACTTTATATTAACGGTACTGTTAAGGATAAAGGCATGTCTGGTTCTAAAATCAAAAATTTGTACTACGAACCTACTGCTAAAACCTCTTCCTCCATTCGCTCATTTCCTATGTCTGATTCAGCCGTAAAGTATTTGTCTGAATTAAAGACAAAACAGGAAAAACGAAAGCAAAAAAACAAGTTATATATACACACTTGGGACGATTTCGTTTGTGTCAGACCTGACGGTAGTTTGTTACCTCTTGAGTATGTTTCAAGGGCAATACCGAAGTTATGTGAAAAGGCTGGTTTAAAAAGAATTAAGTTGCATGAACTAAGGCATACAAATATCAGCATACTTCTTGAAAGCGGAGCAAGTATGAAAGAATTGCAAGAATGGGCAGGTCATAGTTCCTATAGCACAACTGCTAATATCTATTCTCACATTCAAGCAAAGTCAAAAACAAGGCTTACAGAGTCGCTTGAAAATATGCTTAGTTAGCGTTCTGTTAGACAACTGTTAGACAAACAAATTTTCAGAGGGGGTTTATCTCTGCTAAACGCAAAAGAAAAACGCCCTAAACTTCAATGTTTAAGGCGTTTTTTAAGCTTGGTGGGAGAAGATGGATTCGAACCATCGAAGCGAAACGCAACAGATTTACAGTCTGCCCCCTTTGGCCACTCGGGAATTCTCCCATATTAAGTTTTCAAAAATCGAAGCCTACTGCCTAAACAGTAGGCTTCAATGGAGCTGGTGGACGGACTTGAACCCCCGACCTGCTGATTACAAATCAGCTGCTCTACCAACTGAGCTACACCAGCAAATTAAGCTTTTCGCTCCTGTGCTTGCTCTGTAATTTCGAGTGCTTATATAATATATCACATTCTTCGTCATTTGTCAACACTTTTTTCAAACTTTTTTAAAATTTTTTGAAGTGTTTTCATTTTTGAAGATGCCCTCGAATGAGTCAGCTTGATTATTATATCATCCTCAGCCACATTCGTCAAGAGCTTTTTTAAAATTTTCTTTACGGTTGGCAAGGTTCTTCGGCTTCTTGGCAGAACAAAACTAAATGCACCCGTAAAATGTGTCACGCTTTTATCCTGTAGCCGCAGATTTGATTTCAAGCCAACATAAAAAGCCGGCGAGACAGTTTAATTTGCGTACTGTCTTGCCGACTTGTGTTTTTACTTATTTACACTTTTTCAAAAAATGATTACCATGTGCCGACATAAGCATGACCCTGCGAGTCATTCTGCGACTCTGTATAATAATTGAGCGAAGTGCCGTCAAAACCGATATCAATGGTCTGGTTCGAACCGTTTGTGAAAATAATGTAATTAACAGTGTTCGGAACTTCAACCGAGTAAACCTTCTGACCGTAATCATTTGTGTTGAGATATGTCATTGCAACGCCCGGCCAAGATTTTGTCGGATTGCCGCCGTCAACCCATGAATAGCAGTAGATTGTGCCGTCCCAGTTGAGTGAATCCGTAAACTTAACTGTGAAGGTTGATGACGGAGTGGTTGTAGGCTCTGTAACAGGAGCTGTTGTTGCAGGAACGGTTGTCGGGGCAACTGTCGGCTCTTCTGTTGCAGGCTCAGTCACGGGAGCGGTTGTCGGAGTATCCTCCGACTCATAGTAAGTGCCTACATTCGCATAACCGTCAAGCTTTGCGGCATACGTCTGAATGTATGTTGCATCCTTAACGCTTACTATATCATTCTCGCCGTCAGCGTCACATCTTGCGGCTGCGATAAGAGCCTTGTCTGAGAGCGTTGTAAGCTTTACGATATACTTCTGAACTACTGTTGCGTCAATTATATCAATTGTACCGTTGAGATCAGCATCACCGATAAGGATTTTTTCCGTCGGCTGTGTAGCAGGAGCTGTGGTAGGAGTTACCGTTGAAGGAGCAGTTGAAGGACGCTCCGACGAAGTGTAAAGATAAACAACATTGATAATGCCCGATGAGAGGCTGCCCGACGCATTTATGGGAGCAATAACATCTGTTCTGCCCGAAAGCGGAGAAGTTTTGTATGTATCGTCTGAAGAAACCTTTGACTGAATTAAAATTTCATCATCGGCAATCTTTTCACCTGTTGCGGCGTCAATGTGGCTTGTGATAACCTTGCTGCTAAAGCTGAGTTTCTTATTCTGAACCCATGCCTCGCCCGAAACAAGGTAGCCTGTCTCGTTTGCACCCGGCTCCTGCTGTGAGTCTGTGTGGAACATTACATATGAGCTTGATGCAGGAATTGTGCATTTGAGCCATCCGTTGCCCTCGCTTGTCATAACAGTTGCGTTGTTCCACTTGCCGTTAGGCTCTTCACCGCCGTCTGTGTAAGCATAGCAACGAACATTTGACCAGTTGTTTGAGTTATAGTAGTGAACAACCGAACTTGTTTTGTCAAGTGCCTTATAAACAAAGTTAACAGTTGTGTTCGTACCGTTAAATGTACCTGTCGTGTTGGCAGGATACTTGTCCGTGTCGAGCTGATAGCCCTGAATTGATGTGAACGGAACGCTGTAGCTGTCGCCTTCACGATACTTTGTTGAAACGGTATCCTTAATTGACTCACCGTTTTCGTCAACATAATTTACGGTCACATAGCCTGAACGAATACCGCTGGAGCTGTAAACATAAGTTACATTGTAGTTCTTTCCGCCTGTAACAGTACCCGAAGTTACACCCTGAGTATCCTTGAGAGCGTAGTCATAAAGGATGGTTGTATCGGGGTAAGTACGGTATGTTGTACCGTCTGCATATTTTGCTGTTGATGTCTTTAGAACATTTCCGCTGTCATCAATATGTTTGATTGTTACCGTGCCGAATGTTTTTTCACTAACCTTAAGATTGTCAAATGTTGAACTCTGAACCAGTACGCAGGCGCTGTTTGCAGGAACTGTGTATGTGTTGCCCGAAACTGTGCCAAGACTTTTAAGACCTGCTGTCTTGCCGTCTGCAACTACTGTCCAGCCGCTGCCGTCAAGTGTAATCGGCCAATCATTTGTTGAACTTGCGTTTACAAGAACGCAAACCTTGCCCCATTCATTTGACTTGTTGTTTGAATATGTGTAAGCAACAACATCGCCGTATGTTGACTGGAATGAAGGAGTGTTGAAGGTTGAACTCTTCATCGGAGAATAGTTTTCTCTGATTTCAAGAAGTCCCTTGTAATAAGCGGCAACATCCGAGTAGGTCTTTACTCTTGACCAATCAATCTCATTTATTGCGTCGCTTGATTTGTAGCTGTTCGCATCACCCTGTTTTGTACGGCAAAATTCCGAGCCTGCCGTCATAAACGGGATACCCTGTGAAGTAAGGAGAAGTCCCATTACTTTCTTAACCTGACCCTTGAGCGATGAAGATGTTGAATTCCAGCTTGATGAGCCGTTACTCTTTACAATTTTATCCCAGAGGATAAGGTTATCGTGAGCGTCGGCATAAGCAATTGTCTGTGAAGGAGCCTGAGCAGAGAAGCCCTTGCCCGTTACACCGTTTGCAACCGTTCTGCTCTTATCGGTGTTGCCCTGAACAAATCCCTTATCGGAACCGTCTGTGCTTCCCTTGATTGCGTCACGGTAGCTGTCGCAGAACATACCTACTCTTGAATTGAGCAAACCTGCCTTTGACTGCGAACAACCGTCGGAAATTGCAACTGAACCGCCTGTCCACGGTTCACCGTACATGAGAATCTTTTTACCCGAACCGTCTGAATAAAGTCCGTCAAGAGCAGAACGGATATCGTTCATTGTTGTGATATCGTGAATACCCATAAGGTCAAAACGGAAACCGTCAATGTGGTATTCCTCCGCCCAATACTTTACGGATTCAATCATATACTTTCTGTACATCAGCTTATCTGACGCAGTTTCGCTACCGCAGCCTGAACCGTTTGAATATGAAGATGATGAATTCATTCTGTAATAATAGCCGGGAACAGTTCTGTTAAAGCATGAATCCGTAGAATATGTATGGTTGTAAACAACATCCATTACAACGGAAATTCCTCTGTCGTGAAGAGCCTGAATCATCTGCTTGAACTCTGTAATCCTTGTGTTGCCGTCATAAGGATTCGTTGAGTATGAACCCTCGGGAGCGTTATAGTTCACCGGATCATAACCCCAGTTACGGTTTGAAGAAGAACTTGCAACATCTTCCTTTACCGAACCGAAATCGTAAACAGGCATAAGCTGAACGCAGTTGATGCCCTGTTCAACAAGGTAGTCAATGCCTGTTGAAACGGCTGATGAACTTGTGTCTGAATTAAGAGTTGTACCGCCCTCGGCAAATGCAAGGTACTTACCCTTGTTATCCTCACTCACACCCGAGTTTTTGGAAACCGAAAAATCTCGCACATGAACTTCCCATACAGCCGCCTCGGATGCGCTGTTAAAGAGAACATGCTTATCGTCCGACCAACCGCTCGGATCGGTTGAGTCAAGGTCAACAACCATTGTACGGTTGCCGTTTACACCGACAGCCTGTGAGTAAACATCCTGTGTTTCCTTGGTTGTGCCGTTTACCGTAACAAGATATGTATAATACTTATTCTTAAAATCGCCGTTAAGGCTGATTGACCAAACACCTGTTGAGCTGTCTTTTTTCATATCATAGGTGCCGATTGCCGAAGCACCCGCCTCGTTGTCAGAACCTGTTGTGTAGAGCTTAAGCTTTACGGACGACGCGTCAGGTGACCAGGTTTTCCAAGATGTTGAGGTCTTGCTGTAAACAGAGCCAAGCCCCGACTCGTTATATGCCTTGCTCGCATAGCTTTCAAGATAGCTTGCGTTGTAATAGCTGCCGGCAGAAACCGATTTGTCGCTTGTCACCGCCGCATTTGAAGCAAAAACCGACATTCCCGCAATCATTGACAATGCAAGAAGAAGAGATAACGGTTTGCGTAATTTCATAAAATTCACTCCTGTTTTTCATTTCGTACAGAAATGCTGTACGATAACTATATTTTAACATTTATAAATGCCGTATTTTTCCTATTGAGAACTAAAAAAGTATCCTCAAGCCAAACTTTGAGAGTGCTTTTTATACATTATGCACAAATAAAAGCCGACATAAAACAATAATTAGCTATTATTGAAATATTTCATCAGTTAATTGTTATTGTTTTGTGATTTACCGAAAAATCCGTTTTCACGGCAAATATCGGCTGCACGGTATTTTCAACATTTTATTACACATTTTTAAGATTCCTTTAGAACAAAAGTTTTATTGTTATATAATTCTTTAACTGCGGTTTACATTCATTTGTCATTATGTACAATTTATGACTAACGCATCACTGTTTGCTTACAATTCAGCAATATTTTTGTAACAATATTGACAATTTCGCAATATAATAGTATCATTGTATTGTGACCGGTTATCATTCGGAGGGAAAAATGATAACCTACAAATTAAATCATACACCTGAGGACGGGATTAACACCTTCGGCATAAGTGCCTTTTGCGGCAAAAAGCTTGTAAAATCCGTTTCGGGAATCAGCGAAAGCTTTCGGGAAATGGCCGAACTTGTCGAAATGTGCAACGAGTTAGAACTTGAACTCTGTCAGCTTGACGACATCATTGAAGATTATCTTACTGATTTCACACTTTAATTTGCAAGGACTTTAACTTTTGTCATACTTGTGGTACAATAGTGTTTAATGTTCTGCCGAACATTATATATCAGACAACAAGGTGATATCATGATTTGCAATTTATGTCCGAGAAAATGCGGTGCGGTTCGTACTGCTCACAGCGGAAACGGCTTTTGTAAAATGGGCGAGCTGCCCGTTGTTGCAAGGGTTGCTCCGCATTATGGCGAAGAACCGTGCATAAGCGGTACAAGGGGCAGCGGAACTGTTTTCTTTTCGGGTTGTACAATGAGATGCGTTTATTGCCAGAACTATGAAATTTCAAACGAGAACGGCGGAAGAACAATCACTCCGGAAAGGCTTGCCGAATGCTACAAAGAGCTTGAAGACAAGGGAGTGCATAACATTAACCTTGTAACAGCCGACCATTTTGCACACGCTGTTGTTAAAAGTCTTGAAATTTACAAACCGAGGATTCCGATTGTATACAACTGCAGCGGCTACACAAGCCCGAAAACTCTCAGTATGCTTGACGGACTTGTTGACATCTATCTTCCCGACTTTAAATATGCGGACGATTTTCTTGCGGTAAAATATTCATCCGCACCGAATTATGTCAATACGGCTGTTGCCGCTATCCACGAAATGACTTTTCAGGTTGGTCTGCCGCAGTTTGACGATGACGGCATTATGAAAAAGGGCGTTATCGTAAGGCATCTTATTCTGCCTGCACACACTAAAAACAGCCTTGAAGTGCTTGACATTGTAAAACGCAGGTTTGGCGATCAGGTTTTGTTAAGCCTTATGTGTCAGTACATTCCTATGGGCAAGGTCAGCGACAAAGATTTTTCGCGAATTAACCGTAAAATCACACGCAGAGAATATGACAAGGTTAAGCTTGAAATGATGAGGCTCAATATTGACGGATTTACGCAGGAGCTTTCTTCTGCAAGCGAAAGCTATGTTCCAAAATGGGATTTTGAGGGATAAGCTGTTATAAACAATGCGAATAACATAAGAGGCAGTTTAGTCAAATCGGCTGAACTGCTTTTTTGCTTAGTTATTATCAGTCCGTAAACGGCGAGTACGCTCCTGTAAAAAATGCCTAATAAATAAAATTATATGTAAAAACAACAAGCGACAGTTTAATTTCTGCCGCTTGTAATTCTCATATATTCTGTTTTTTCGGGTTACCCCAAATATTGACATTGAATAAAAAACAACTCCGCCAAAAGAAAAAGACCCGTCGTAATCCTGATAGATTACGACGGACCTTTGGCGGAGGACAAGGGATTTGAACCCTCGCGCCGCGTTAGCGACCTACTCCCTTAGCAGGGGAGCCTCTTCACCACTTGAGTAATCCTCCGTGTGAAGTTAAATGCACTATAAAAATAAAATGGCGGAGAGGAAGGGATTCGAACCCTTGGTCCCTCGCGGGATCACTAGTTTTCAAGACTAGCTCCTTAAACCACTCGGACACCTCTCCGTTTATTTATGTCGCCTTTCAGCGTTTCAGCAAGATTTATTCTATCACAAGCTTTTACTTTTGTCAACACTTATTTTTAATTTTTTTGAATATTCAGTAAAATAAGAAAATTTCCCAATTTCTTGACAAATCGCAAGCCATCATATACAATAGTTATGTTATGTGCCAATAGCTCAGTTGGATAGAGCGTTCGCCTCCTAAGCGAAAGGTCGGGGGTTCGAATCCCTTTTGGCACGCCAAAGAAAAACCGCATTAGAAAGCCATTTTTGAGCTTTTTAGTGCGGTTATTTTTTATGCTTTATGCCTTTAAATACATCAAAATACAAGCAAAAACAGAGAAAATGCATTGCAAATGCAAGGCAGAAAAAAGTTGTGATATTCACCTTTAATTTGTGAACTGTATCCGTAAACTTGAAAGGATTGCAACAGAAAATAATAACAAATAACAAAAACTCCCCTCACTCGCTTTTTACGGCGGATGAGGGGAATATTTTTGCAATTATGTGTTTGTCAAGACATTAAGAATGTCCTTTAGGTTTTAATCAGCTAAGCGCCTTTTTAGCGTTGGCGATTTTGCTGTCTTTGGCTCTGATGCCGTCATTGATGAGATGATAGATAGCATTGATTGTCTTCTCGCCTACAATGCCATCAACTGTAACTTTACCTGCTTTCTGTGCTTCTTTGACCGCCTTTAAAGTGCCAGCACCGAAACCGTTTGAGTTGTCAACCTTTGTCTTGATGATACCCATATTATATAAAGTAATCAACTGCTTCTTGAATGCAAGAGTGGCTGTGTTGTGTGCGCCAAATTTAATCATTTCTTCTTTCACCTCGTTTGTTGATTTAGCATATTTCGGTCTGCAACAGCAGGAAATATTACTTTTGTATCTTGTTCTGACTCTGAAATCATCGCACTCTGTGCCGCCGTTATTAGCACCGATTGTTGTTATGGTAGAACTGCCCACAGCAATGCAAAGCTCAATGTGGTCAAGCGTCTTATAACCCTTTGCCCTCAGCCTCGAATCGTATGTAGTCGTTTGACCGCTCCACGAAAAAATAACAAGGTCGCCCGGCTTAACTTCTTTAGGGCCGTAAAGCTGACCGGCATTTAAAAAGTTTACGGCAATAATACCGCAAGATGCCGTTTTACCGCCCGGAATCATATCCAACGCCCCTGCTTTGTGGAAAAGATACATCTGACCTGCACAACAGCACGCAACTGCATTGATTGTTGTGTTAAAAGTGCCATACCATTTCATAATATCGCAACCTTTGCCCGAGTCCTTGCCGACAAGGGATTTTGCTGTGCTGATAATTTTATCAGCTGTTACTGTTGCCATAATTACTCCTCGCTTTCGCAAATAATTTTTTTGTTTTCAAACTTTTTGTATGCATCAAGATACATTTCGTTTTTATCACCATTATATGTGCATTCGTAGTACATCCCGTCGTGTAATGTTGTGCTGATAAGGCATTTATGGTTTTGCAAAGTCTTACACGACCACACTACAAAAGTGTCAAAATCAGGTGTATCATCTGACTTATCTATGTGATTTAACACATACTTGTTTACCTCAGATATTGCAAACTTAATAAAATTTGCATTTGTCATAATTATTCCTCGCTTTCATTCACTTCGGGCAGACCTGCAATGCTTGTCAGCACTGACAACACACCTGCCAAAAGGCTTGCTGAGCCTACCGCAATCCAGTTTACATCGCTCATTACTACCGCAACTGAGAGTGTTGCCGCTGCAGTCTGTGCCATTGTCTTTGCGGCTCTGATGAGTGCCGCAACCGCCCATTTCTTAATTTTCTGCTTGTTCATTATTTTCATCCTTTCTTATAATTGGGTTAGTCTGTAAGTTCATGACCTTCTCGTGCATATCGTCCATTGTGCCGTTCTGCCCGAGGTGATGATATGACTGATAGCATTTATCATAAGCATCTTTGGCATAAACTTCAATCCAGCCTCTTTCAATATATTTTTCACCCGAGCGGATAAGCTCCGCCCTGAGCAATGACTGTGTGCCTTTGCCGATTGCCCTGATTTTACTCCACTCGGTTTTTATTATTGCAACGATAGCGCCGAGTATAATACCGAAAAGGGCCTGCGCCCAATATTGTATAATCCAATCCCACATTTTAACTTACTCCTTTTATATCCCAGTCGCAATGGTCGGCTGGAGCAGCATACATCTTATTGATAGCAGATATATTGATACAATTGTCAATTGTTAGTACATTTGGCGTGTCCGCATACGCTCCTTTGAGCGTGCGTGCCTGTATTTCTGTACCTCCGAAATC